CGCGATTCCTACACCACCGATGAATTATCCACCACAACAAACTATCGCGCCTCAGAATGGCGCATTTGGGGAAGGAGGCCAATATAATGACTTACCGTTCTGATTATTTCCCACCGACAAGGCCGACTGGCTGGAATAAGCCTGTCGTACAGAATATAAGATACCGCCAGCCAATTATCAGAAGGCAGGCGAAATAGCGTCCGACCAAGGGGAGAGCCACAAGGCTTTCCCCTATTTTAAAACATCCAAGAAGAGAGAGAGTATGGCGAAAAAGAAATTAATGAATATCGAGGTACGCACGCTGCCGAATGGTTACAGCCTGAAGTTCGATGGCATGCGTCAATCGGAAGGCTATATGTATTTTTCCAAAGAAAAGCTGCTTGAAGGCTTTATGTTGCATATCGGATTGGAAATCACTGAAGAGTTAAGCGTTGAGAATATGCAAGACTTCTTGGTAGCCACGATGAACTGGAAGGAAAACAAAAAGTGCATTCGGGAAATTGAGCGGCTAAACACCTCTATTAATCTGCTCAAAGGTAAGCGTAACAGTATGGCGCGAAAGGTCATGACAGAACGTGGCAAATTAGTTGCATTGGTAAGCAATATCAAAAAAGCCGCTTACAAATGCAAAGATACGGAATGCCAGTTGGACATTATGAAGTGCATCAATATCTACGCAAAGACGCGCCAGTTTAAGCCTGATGAGTTGGGGCTGACAAGTGAAGACATGAAAGCACCCATAGAGGATGAAGAAGATGAAGAATAAAATCTTAGAGAATAATGAGCGAGAGTAATAAAATACCACTGCCAGGCGAACAGGACGCGAAGCCACGGATGCCGGATTTCCTGAAGGGTGACGAATGGTTCCCCATCAGCGTAGATGGCGACTTCCTGGACTTCGATGAGCCGTACAGACCACCCAGATATACGATGGAGCGTGATGGCGTGCCGTTCGCAGATGTGGGTGAGTTGCACATTATCAGCGGAAAGCCGGGCAACGGCAAGACTGGACTGATGTCGCAACTGGAGGCTGCAACGCTCGGACGACAATTCGGCAACACGATAGCGAGAGAGGTCGGCCACATCGTTCGCAATGAACAGGGTGACATCGTGAGTGGTGACGATAATCGCCCCATCTTCCAGCCACGACCGACACGTATCCTACACATCGACACGGAGCAGGGCAAGGATGACACCATCGCCTTTAAGAACCGTGTCATCAGCATGAGCGGTGTTGATAAAGAACAAGCCAAAGATCATTTCTTTATCCTGCGACTGCGTGACACGGAGCTTGCTCAGGATCGTTGGCGAAAGATACTGAAGGCCATTTATGTTGTTCAACCGACGGACATATTTCTGGACGGTATGCTCGACATCGTAGAGGATTACAACGACCAGAAGGAGTGCCAGCCGATTATCCGCAAGTGCATGATGCTGGCGACGTACTACGACACAAGTCTATGGGCTGTGCTGCATGAGAACCCGATGGTTGACAAGTTGGTCGGTACGCTCGGAAGTATCACCCAGCGGAAGGTCTCTGAGATATTCACCGTCATCAAGGTAAAGCAGGCCGACCTCAAAGAGAATGACCGCCGGGCTGATCTGCCAGACATCTACTTCCGAGTGAAGCAGAACAAAGCCCGTGGGCGTGACGTTGCTGACTGGCTGTTCCAATATGTCACCAATACCGGAGGCTGGGGTGAGCCAAAAGAAATCGAGGAGAACGGCGCACAGGTGCTGAACGACCGCGAGATGCAATTCATGAAGGAGGCCGACGAGCGGCTGAAAGCCTTCAACTGGACATCAGCGGGCGCGACATACACCGAACTTGAACGCTACCTGCGTAAGAGCGTGAGCGGTCGACGTGCTGGTGATCTGATCAACATCGCCGCTGAAAAGGGCATCATCTACAAGAGTGATAAAAAGAAATACCACTACAACGGACTCAAAGATCTGCCGAAGGACAACACCCAGGATTTGCCGTTTGATGCTCCGAGTGGTGAAGAACCCAATTTTTAACAAATAAACAAAAAGAACTATGATTGAGAAGAAGACAATGGGATATGTCGATTTTGAATATCCTAACTATGCAGCAGTAGCAGTGACGGCTATCGTCAACACCGAGACAAACGAGGTTGAAATCTATCAGCCCGACGAAAATAGTAGAGATTGGTGCACACCGAAGAAGGCAGATCATTTCTACCAGACCGTAGGAGAGGCAACGGAGGCACTTGAAAAGTTCAAAAAGGAAATGATTGCCAAGATGCCAGAAGTGAAGTCGTATCTCGAAACGATGCGGAATTGGTTTGATACCACCAATGAGGAAGACGAAATCCAATTCAAGGAGGAAGAATATCTCCCGTATTGCTATCGACCAAAAAACGATGACTACTACAATAAACGCTACAATGAGTTAGGCAAAGAGAACGACTACCTGCTTGACATCATTCGCACGGGATTCATCAACGTTGGAGGAGACACTATCAAGGTGGAAGACATCGAGCAAATCAAGTGGGGAACTGAAAAGGCAGAGCTTTGTTTGAAGGGCGACCGCAAGGCAAGGACTTGCAACCCTACCGAACTTAACATCATCACAAAGATATTTGGTCATAACTTCAGTGGATTCACTTACACACGTCTGAACGAGAAGCCGAAAGAAGATGATTGACACCTCCGCATAGCCCCTCGCACCCCCACACCCCCACCCCCTATGAAATAGGGGGATGGGGTGTGGTCGGGATGCAAGCGGCCAGCGGGCGACGCGCGACGCGCACAGGCGCACGCACGCGTTTTTGGTTTTACAGATATTCCAACGGTGGCAAAACCTTTATTAGTAATCAAGTTTTTAACCCATATTTTATGCCAAAAATCAGCGAAGACATTATCAGATCGGTACTCGACCAGGCGAAGATTGAAGACGTGGTGAGCGACTTCGTAATGCTGCGAAAGGCGGGCGTGAATATGACTGGTATCTGCCCGTTTCATGACGACAAGCATGACGGCAACTTCATCGTGAGGCCGTCGAGCATCCCCGAAGAGCGACACGGCAACACATATCGTTGTTTTGTTTGCGACGCGAAGGGAGGTCCCGTTCAATTCCTGATGAATGCGGAGCACATGACGTTTCCAGATGCCATTCGTTACCTTGGCAAGAAATACTCAATAGATGTCGATAACGTGCCGCTAAACTGGACACCACCGCCACCGAAGCCCGTACCGCCACCACCGCCACCGTTAGAGATGCAAAGAGCATGGGTTAAGCCTCTGATGACTGGCTATCTTCAGAATAACTTCACGAATTGGTTTGGCCGACTGCCTTGGGATGATCAGCAGCGCAAACGACTGACGAACACGCTTTGGCAGTATTGCGTTGGCTGTTGGTATGACGGGCGCGTGGTGTTCTGGCAGATTGACCACGAGGGCATACCTCGCGCAGCAAAGCTGATGAAGTATGAGCCAGATGGTCATCGGTACCATGAAAAGAAAGGCGAGAAGAATGCGACGGGTTGGTTATACAACCAGGACGGCTATCGCGACATCTGTAAGCCGGCAGAGCATAAAGTATTGCATCCGCTATTCGGAGCGCACCTGTTGAAACGCTATCCAGAAGCGAAGATCAACCTCGTGGAATCGGAAAAGACGGCACTCGTCATGGCGAACTACTTCGGCAATCCTGATCAACAGCTTTGGTTGGCCTGCGGTGGTTTGAAGCAACTGAATATCGAGAGCATGCAACCGCTGATAGACCAAGGCCGACAGGTTTGGCTTTGGCCGGACAAAGACGGTATCGACGGGTGGCAAGAGTTGGCAGACAAACTCGGAAGCGAGAACGTGCAAATCTACACAAAGTTTTTTGATGCCTGCTGGATAGAAGAGGACGGCATGAAGGCTGACGTGGCCGACATCGCGGTAAGGATGCTGTATCACCCTGAGTTTGTGCCGCGGAAAATAAAGGCAGAAGATAAGGTTGTGACTAATACCAACGCTATGGACTCCTATCAGAGCGGCGCGACCCTGCCACCGAAGCCCGACGGAATCAGCGATGAAGAGTGGGCAAAGCATATCGACATCATGAATGCGCTAGGCAATTATGAGGTTGCAAACGAAGAGCCATTCTTCGACCAAGTAACACTCGCAGACCCTCGCGCAGCTGAGTGGCGCGGAACATTACATAATCTTTATAACTTTAACAAAAATGGCAAAGAAGAAAGAACCTGAAAACAAGGAGCGATTTGAGCAACTTGGTACCAAGATAAGCCCAGAGATGGCGAAGGTGCTCGATTCATGTTGCAATGCGCTAGGCGTGGATGTATATCATCTGCTTCAGTGGTTCGCATACACGGTCATCCGGGCGGCATCGCCCATGCACGCCCTCGATCCTAGGATTCAGAAGCTTATGATAATGCTCGAATCAGATGTCGGCTGGCAGAAGGCTTTCAACCTCGCGAACCCTGACGACCTCGATGTGGCGCAAGTGGTGCTCATTCTAGAACAGAAAAACCACAAGGGCTTCGGGGCGGTCATGATCGACAAACCTTGGATGGGCGAGGCCATGCGGCAGACAGAGTGCGTGGATGACATCTTAGAGCGCGTTACATCGGTCACCATGTCTGGTATCTATCGACGGTTGCGAGATGTGGGTGTGAAGATGCAGTGCAATAATCTGAGCGACATTCTGCTGACGATGATCGACGATCAGACTACCTTTGAGCTAGACGAAGGATTCAGGGTGGAAATGCCAGGCATGGGCGACCGAGCCGACAATGGGCGACCGCTGGAATACGGCAAGCGTACGAAGCGCAAGAAACATTTCACACCTGACAGCATGCCGACGCAGCAGCATCTATTCGATGACTTCGACCGCGACGCGCCGGCACCTAAACTTGAAGATTGGGAGGGCGAGCAGTATGATAGATGAAGATTTTAAGTATGCGGATCGTCATCGCGATCCACGATATAACAAACCGCCACAGACTCTAGGGCTTGTTAATAAACTGGAGTCATTAGGCTTTAGACCTTTCACAGACGAATGGTAGAATTAACGAAAGACCGCAATGGCGAAACATATATCATCACGCACACAGACGCAGAAGGCTTTCACCGCCAACTGAATCTCACCCGCGATGACCTGTTGCACCTGATGACATTGATAATACAATCGGATGTATGAGCAGAGATAAACGCTATCAGAAACTGCTGAACTCGAAGCGATGGAAAGAACTGCGAGCGTGGAAACTCAGACAGACTGAGGGCTATTGCGAAATCTGCTACCGCGAGGGGTGGCGCGGCATTGACGCGCTGGCGGTTGACATCCACCACATCGTGCCCGTCGAGTCGGTGATAGAACAGGGCGAGGCGGCTATGGCCCGCGTCTGTTATGACCCGAACAATCTCATGGCTCTTTGTGTCCGTCACCATTGCGAGATTCACCAGCAGGCTGGGAGTCATACAAAGGAGGCGGTCAAAGAGCGCAAGCAGAAGAAGCGCATCGGATTCCTACAACGAAACGACCCGAACTATGGCGCGAAGGTCGATGCCTATCTGAAGAACCTTGAAGAGCAAGCGAAGATGGAGGACATCATCTATACCGATGACGACCCGAATAAAACCCCTATATAGGGTCATTTAACTTTCGAAGCCCAATCTTCCGAAATCCACTTGCCTAACCTTCATTTAATTTAGTTCAAATCTCATTTCTCATTTTTCCCACGGCATACGATACGGATAGATG